TCCATATCACGCGGGATTCTGTTTTCAGCCATTGGCGTCACCATTCAATTTGATCATTTCACGGGCGTACTGTTCTGGGGTCAACCCAAGTTTTCTAGCTAGAGAAACCTGAGTCGCCGTCAACGTAACTTTGCGGGGGGCCGTAGAACGCTTCGCAGAAGCCACCACTGTACCGGGTTTTTTCTTCTCACTTACCCCAAATTCTTCTGGGAATCTACGCCGCATCTCTTTGTCGATACGCGAGTAGTATTCGTCAGAAGTGGGGTCTACGCCCTCACCCACCAAGTCCTCATGCACCCCAAAGGCCATACTCGTCATAACGCGGTTCTCGCCGAACCAAGCATTGCGTTTCTGCCACGCTGCTGCTTTAGGATCGACTCTAGGAGCCGCATCTTGAACGGGAGTGACTGACCATTCGTCCGTACTAGAACTATCTACATTAGTTTGTTCAGCATGTCCAGCATCTTCTTGATAAGCGGGACGATAATTCTCAACTTTCTGTAAATTTAATTTTGCGTTAAGGAGTTTTTCCTGTGCTTCCAACACACGGTCGGAATCGCCAGAATCGTACGCATCCTTATATTCACGCTTGGCCGCTTCAAGGTCTTTCTCAAAAGAAATTTTGGCGGTGCCTACATACGCTTGTTCGCCCGTATGTAAACTCTTCTTAAGCGTCTTGTTCTCTTCAGCAAAACGTCGAAGTAGTCCTATAGCTTCTTCGCGTTCTCGCAACGCCGATTCTTTAGCACGGCGTTCGTCGTGCCAAACTTTCTTCAGTTGCTTGGCTTTCTCTTTGGAGAAATTCTCAAGCTCATCGTCAGCATCAAGTTCTTTAACGATGTCTTCCGGCATTGGTTCCCGGCCACGGTCTTCCTCCGGGGTATCGTCTTCAACTTCAATTTCAAAATCGTCTTCTAACTCGGCCACGTTCTTGTCGGTTGCCATGATTAATTTCCTTATGAACGACTAATGCCACGCGGGTCATCTACAACACCTTCGACGCTATCGTCGTTAATGATGCGGAACTGACGCCCGTGGATATTGAGACGCGACCCAGCATTGGGCCGTACAAGCACGAAATCTCCTACATCGCAGTACGGGCCTGTCGGGAAGCGTGAAGTATCGGAATAGCAATCCGGCCCCATCGCAACTACAAACAGCACCGTAGTCATCAACTCTTCGTCTTTGACCGTTTTTTCCGCTTTAAGGATACCGCTATCGAACTTTGCTTCGATGTCGGGGATTGCACACAGGATTTTGTAGCCCGTGGGGGTAGGCAATTGTGTTGCCTGTTGCTCGTCACTCATTAATCATTCTCCAAGCTGTTATTAAGGTCATCAACATAGCGTTTTACCGCCAACATCCCATGCAAAATCCCGCAGATATATCTGTAATCTGCGTAATCTTTAGCTACTCCACTACCCAAGTCTTCTTGAACATCGGCAAGGCGTTCGTTGATTTTTTCCAAAATCAAGTCAATTACGGTCATTCTTCACTCTCTTTCTTAGGTTTTTGAGCCTGCTGCCCCTGATGAGCGCGGTTTTCTGCGCCTGTCCGGGTCTGATGAAACTGATCTTGAAGTTTCTGCGTCATTTGATGCTGTCGGTCTCGTTGAGCTTTCTCAGTTTCGTACGTGCGTTTTTCAGTTTCGGACGTACGTCGCATACTTAATTCGTTATTTTTTAAATTAGCTTGAGTATCAACTTTACCCGCTTCAAGCGCCAATTTAGCCTGTTGGATCTGAATATCTGCTTGCTGCGCCTGCGCTTTAAGCTGTAATTCTGCTTGTTGATTTTGTGCCTTAAGCTGAATTTCTTGCTGCCGCAGTTTCAATTCTTCGCGCTGGATGATATTCAACGGGTCTTGCGCTTCCTGCTGTTGCTGTTGTTGTGCAGCTTCAGCTTGGTTTTTCTGCGTCAATTGTTTCTGCGCTTCAGCCACTACTTTAGATAGTTGCACTTCAACATCAGGCGGCAACTGTTCATCTGACGGCGGCAACGGCACGCCCAACTGCTCTTCAATATGCTTCCTGTAAGCAAACCCAATATGCTCGGCAACGTGATCCATAAGCGCCGACCCAATAGCTTTAGCTTTTGGATTCTTCTCCAATAGCGCCTGTACTTTAGGATCTTCGGCCATCCCCATATGCACCGTGATATGCGCTTCGTGATCTTGCTGCAAAAACGCTTTGACTGGTTTGCCAGCAAGCAAGCGCATATTTTCCGTAACAGGATCGGTAAGTTTCTGGTCTTCTTCGGTCGGGATAATTTTCCCAATGTTCTTTACGCCAAGCACTTCAAGCATCTGTTTGTGTAGCTCAGGCTCGTCGTAAATTTGCGGCGCAGATTGCGCTAACTGCATCACCGCCTGCCACTGCGTGACTTTCTGCGCCATCGTCGAGGCATTTGGGTCGGACACGGGGATAACGTCCACCATGTCGTAGTCAGCTTTTTTAGCCTTCTTCCCACCCTCTTCCGGCTCGTAGTCGTACTCGTCAGGAGTGAAATCCCGGATGATCGCGGCCAATAGGCGAAGTTCACGTTTCATCGCGTAATGCACGCGGGAGTGGACGCTCGACATTACTTTCAACGTGCGCTCAAGAATCGCCAGCGTGGTGCCTACCGGAGACTGCGAGGACATATCGCTGATTTTAATATCAGATGTACTGGCAAACTTCCGCCCTTCTTCCACGATGTTTTGCATCAGGGTGAAGAGGACTTGTGACGGCTCCTTATACGGGAGCGTCATGATGTTGTCCTTGATGGTGCCGGAGGCAACGTCTACGTCGCGGAACTCTCCGGGGGAGATGGGGGTGTCGTCTCCTTTGATTCGCATCCCCCGAGTTTTGAACCCACCCGGTAGGTTGGACAGTGTTCCAGCATCCACAAGCTGACGTATAAGCGAAGTGCCTGACTTAGCGAAACTGCCAAGAAGATGCACAAGACCGAACGCATAAAAACCGAAACCGGGGATATATGGGTAGTGGACAAAGTGTTCTCGCTTAAGTTTCTTCTCATCGTCGGGTGCCCAGTTGCGGTAAATAGCTAGGACAGTTTGGGTGGACTTCTCAATAGTGACAACGTAGGGCAGCGCAATACCACCCATTTCCATTTCTTCGTTGTCGGCCTCGGGGTCTTCCTCGTCGTACTCCGACAAGTCGAGGTCAACGTGCATTTCGAGGATCTTAAAGCGGTCGTCAGAGGTGGCACTGAAGCCCATGTTCTCCGCGATCTTTTTCTCCACCTCATCAAGGTTTCCCTTGGTCGGCTCACCGAGGTCAACGTCCCGGTAGAACCCACTGGCTTGCAACTTAATCACTTCATTCTTGGACTTCCGCATCACATGCGTAACGCGCTCGGCGGTGTCCAAGTTAGATGCACCGTAGGGCACAATTAAATCTTCCGCCGGGACGTAGAGGGAGATTTGGCGCTCAATTGCTGGGTCGTAGTACACTTTCTTGAACGCATTACCGCTCAAGCCCAGACCCCACAACATCCGCTCATGCTCGGGGCGATACTCCGTCATCACCTCCGTCAACTGGAAGTTCATATCCGCCGCGACGTTGATTGACGCCTGCTTCTTCTCAGGAGTCTCTTTGCCAATGATGGTCGTCTTCACCGGCCCGCTCGGCGGGAAGGTCTCCATGATGGTCTCGGCTTGGAACTTAACGAGCGCCTCGGATAGCAGGGGGTGGAACACCCCGCACGCACCGTTCCACGGCTCAGTCCGCTGCTCAATCTTCAACCCCAGCAACTCCAGCCCGTCGATGTAGGTCTGCAACCAGTCCTTGCGCGACGCGGTGTCCCCATCAAAAGAGTCCAACAGGTCATCCGCAAGGGACGAGAGCGTCTTATCGTCGAAATCTTCGGCTAAGTTCCGGTAAAAGTCTTCAACTTCGGGGTCTTTCTCGTCAATGACAGGTTCCCCAAGAAGCTCCGCAAGGGCAAACTCGGCACCGGAAGGCATAGTGTTATCTTCCCCCGGCAGGGTGGAACCGTCGTCTACGATTTCAATCTGTAACTCTTCGTCGCCCATTTACGGCTCCTTAGTAATACGGTTTTCTGTTCGGGTTGCGGTAACGCATCGAAATATCTTCGTCTGGCTCGTCCAATGTCGCACGGATATACCCGCCTTGACGGAACCGCGCCAATGCCATCGACACCGAGTCAACGTAGTCGTCATGGTCGCCCGCAGGGAATGACGCTACTTCTTCAATCACTTCCTCTGCCCAGCGGGTCTCAGGCACCCACACTTTACCGGATGCGAATATATCAGATACTGCGTTAAGTCTGGATATTTTGTCGTTGCCCTTGGAAGGCGTGAACTCCTGCACAGGTATACCCATAGCACGTAGTTCATAAATTAGCGGCGCACCTGATGCTTTCTTT